TGAGCCGACATGGCAACCAAACACTCTGATGTGAAGATGGACAAGAAGGTGATGCAGAAGATGCTCAAAGCGCACGCGAACAAGCCTGCGTCAAAAGCTCACAAGGGCTTGGCTGAAGGCGGCGGCATCAAAATTCGCGGCACTGGCGCGGCTACAAAAGGCACCATGGCCCGTGGCCCAATGGCGTGAGGTCTGAATGAACTACGCCGAGCTGTCTGCCAACATTCAAGCGTACTTGGAGAACACGTTCCCGGACACCGGGACGTGGGACGGCCAGACAGTCACGTCCGAGGATCAGATCAACACGTTCATTCGGCAAGCCGAGCAGCGCATCTACAACACGGTGCAGTTCCCCTCGATCCGCAAGAACGTGACGGGCTTGACCACGGTATCGAACAAGTACCTGTCGTCGCCCTCTGACTTCTTGTCGGTGTACTCAATGGCGGTCATTGACGCTACCGGGCGCTACGAGTTTCTGCTCAACAAGGATGTGAACTTCATCCGTCAGGCGTACCCTAACCCGGCGTCTACCGGCATCCCGAAGTACTATGCACTGTTCGGTCCAACGACCACGAACACAAACCCTCCGGCACCCACGAATGAGCTGAGCTTCATCCTTGGCCCAACGCCAGATGCGGCGTATAATGTAGAACTTCATTACTATTACTTCCCCGAGTCCATTGTTACAGCGGGTACTACGTGGCTCGGAGACAATTTTGATTCTGTGCTGCTGTATGGATCGTTAGTCGAGGCCGCTATATTTATGAAGGTCGATGTGCAAACTGAAGGCATTGTTCTGGAAACTAAATACAAAGAGGCTATGGCATTGGCTAAACGCTTGGGTGATGGCCTCGAAAGGTCCGACAGTTATAGAAATGGGCAGTACCGTCAGGCGGTGACATGACACGATACACCCGACAAGAAGCCAAAGCGTTAGGGTTGCCAACATGTTTTGGGAGTCCCTGCAAAGCGCATCCAGAGTTGGATGGACTACGTCGGGTGTCCGGGGCCTGTGTGGAGTGCGCAAAACAAAATTTGCAGAAAAGCCGATCAACCGATCCGGAGCGTACACGTTTGCAACGTCAGAAAGACCGTTTAAAAGCTATGGCGGACCCTTTGAAGGCGCAGAAAAAACGTGACCGGGATGCCGAATACCGAGCAAAAAACCGAGAAAAGTGCGCAGAAATCATCAAGGCTTGGTCGGCCAGAAATCCAGAGAAAGTGCGCGAGTACGCTCGCAAGACCAAGTTTAAAAACGCCGAAGCTATTCGTGTAGCCGGTGTGCGGTATCGCCAAGAGAACCCTGAAAAGCGCAAGCAGACAACCCGCAACTGGCGGCAGAACAACAAGCACCTCGTAGCAGCCGCGCAACAACGACGCCATGCGGCCGAGCTAAAGCGAACACCAAGCTGGCTGTCAGATGACGAGCACTGGGCTATGCAGCAGGCTTATGAGATTGCGGCTTTACGCACAAAACTTTTTGGTTTTGTTTGGCACGTCGATCATATAATTCCGCTTCAAGGAAAGCGCGTGTCGGGGCTGCACGTACCACTAAATTTGCAAGTCATACCCGGCGTTGAGAACATGCGCAAACTGAATAAATTCGAGGTCGCCGCATGATCACCCAAACCGCAACCACTTCGTTCAAAGCCGAGCTTCTGCAAGGCATCCACGACTTCAACACCGACACGTTCAAGATCGCTTTGTATCTGGCTACGGCCGACTTGGATGCAAGCACCACCGTTTACACGGTGACCGGCGAAACTTCCGGGACTGGCTACACGGCCGGCGGGGAAGTCATGACCGGCATCAGCGTGAACGCAGCTGGCTATGTGAACTTCGCCAACGTGTCGTGGAACCCTGCAGCGTTTACCGCTCGGGGTGCCCTCATTTACAATAGCTCCAAAGGGAACAAGTCCGTCGCGGTCTTGGACTTTGGTTCCGACAAGACTGCAACCAACACGTTCTTGGTGCAGGTGCCCGCCAACACAGTGTCCAGTGCACTGATCCGTTTTTCCTAATAGGAGCTTGAAATGAGCATTGAAAAAGTCAAAGCTGGTGGCGTGTTCACCGTGCAGTGTTTCGACAGCGAGGGAAACCTCAAGTGGTCTGAAGAGAAGCACAACCTCGTGGTCAACGTCGGCCTCAAGGACATGAATGACAAGTATTTCACCGGCTCGGGTTACACCGCTGCTTGGTACATTGGCCTGTACGGCGCTGCCGCTTCGAACAACCCTGCGGCAGCCAACACCATGACCTCCCACGCTGGCTGGACGGAAGTCACGGCGTACAGCCAAGCTACTCGTCCCCAAGCTATCTTCAGCGCGGCTACTACGGCCGATCCTTCGGTGATCACCAACTCGTCTTCTGTGGCAGTGTTCAGCATCAACGGTACGACCGTTGTGGGCGGTGCGTTCCTGACCTCAAACAATACCAAAGGCGGCACCACTGGCGTGCTGTTCTCGGCCTCCGACTTCGCCGCTCCCGGCGATCGCGCTGTGGTCTCGGGCGACGTGATCAACTGCACGTACACCTTCAGCCTCGACGCTGCGTAATGTGTTTGCAGGAGCCCCATTCGCTACATCGCCGTTCGCCGCGCTGAGCGGCAACGTCTACATCGCACTCATCAATGAGTCTGCGTCTGGGGCTGACCTAACTTCTGCGCTGGCCAACTTCGCCAGCAATATCTCTGAGAGCGCCACCGGGACGGATTCAGTATCCACCCGCGTGGTGTTTGTCTCTCTGGTCACGGAAACTGCCACAGGACAAGATCAGGTCTCTGCGCTTGCTTCGGTCAATGTGGCCGTCTTTGAACTCGCCAGTGGTCTGGACTCGGTCTCAGCACTGAGCAACTTCGCCACAAACGTCAATGAGAGCGCTACAGGCTCCGATCTGACCAGCTCCACCCCTGAGTACCTCGGAACCATTTTGGAGGGTGCCACGGGCTCGGATGTAGCCAGCACGCTGGTGTCTTTGGTCTCCACGGTCAACGAGACGGCGGTTGCTGCTGACCTGATTGAAGCGCTCAAGGCGACCATGACAATGGTCTTCGAAGGTGCCACGGCGCAGGACACAATCTCGGCCAACACGATTGTTCTGGCTCAAGTGACTGAAGCGTCGAGCATTGCGGATGCCCTGATCGGCCAAGTGGATTTTGCTACGGCTGTGACTGAAGCGGCGCAGGGCTCTGAGACGGTATCGGTGCAACAGTTGTTTGCTGTGCTGGTGGCCGAGCTGGGTATTGCGCAGGACAGCGTGAGCATGCGTCTGCTGTGGGAGCTGATTAATGACAGCCAGAGCGTGGCGTGGCAAAATGTGCAGACGAATACCGGCACCACATGGCAGGTCATCAACACCTCGGATGGGACCTCATGGCAGGTCATCAAGACCAGCTCGTAAGGAACACACATGGCTTTTGTTGTCAAAGATCGCGTTAAAGTCACCTCGACCACCACCGGCACAGGCACGTTTACACTGGGCGCGGCGGCTGTTGGCGGCTTCCAAACCTTCTCCGTCATCGGGGACGGGAACACCACCTACTACACCATCACGGACTCCACGGCCGCTGAGTGGGAAGTGGGCATCGGCACCTACACAGCTTCGGGCACTACGCTCTCGCGGGATACGGTGCTGGACTCAAGCAACGCTGGGGCGCTGGTGAACTTCGGTGCCGGCAGCAAGGATGTCTTTGTGGCCTACCCCGCTGAACGCGCTGTGGTGGGCGGCATGGGTTATGTCGAGAACGCGGCAACGGTGACGGTCAGCTCGACGATCAACGCTGGGCACAACGCCATCTCAGGCGGACCGGTGACGATTGCCGGGGGTGTCAGTGTGACGGTGCCGTCCGGTAGCCGTTGGGTTGTGGTTTAAGGGGTAAGAAATGGCAATTGTTTTAGATGGAACCAGCGGGATTACAACGCCAGCGCTGGACTCGGCAGGCACCATAACAGCCCCAGACGTTGACTCAGCACTGAACGGGCTTTCCTACCCAGACGCATCGTCAATAGGCATGCGCAACCGCATCATCAACGGCGACATGCGGATTGATCAGAGAAACAACGGGGCGAGTGTGACTCCTACCGATGGGCAATATGCTTTAGATAGGTGGCGCTGCGGTCTAACTGCTGCGTCTAAATTCAGCGTTCAGCGAAACGCAGGTGCTGTTACGCCCCCGGTTGGTTTTACGAATTACTTAGGAGTCACGTCTTTGTCGGCGTACTCGGTGGGAGCAAGCGATACATTTGTCATTGAGCAGCCAGTTGAGGGGTTCAACACTTCTGACTTGGCATGGGGCACCGCAAGTGCGCAATCCGTTACGTTGTCGTTTCGGGTTCGCAGCTCTTTGACAGGAAGTTTTGGCGGAGTCATCTTAAACGGCGCATACAACCGTTCTTATGCGTTTAGCTTTTCGATCAGCGCAGCTAATACATGGGAGCAGAAAACTATAACGATTGCAGGGGATACCACAGGGACTTGGCTGACAACCAACGGCGTTGGTGTTCGAGTTATTTTCTCTCTTGGCTCGGGGTCAAATAACCTCATAGCAGCCAATACTTGGTCATCGACGTTTGGGATA